TGTAACTAAAGTAACATAGCTTTCTGCTTGACTTTGTCTTTCTTGTACTTGACTTACACTTATGAGAGGACTTTCATCTACCATAACTGCAGTAGTAAAAGTATCCTTTATATCAAAAAACTCTGTTTTATCTGAACTATAGAAGTCAATAAAACTAGTTCCACAGTAAGTTTTTACTGCTTGACTTATCGCGGGTACAATAACATTAATCTTAGCGTCTTCGTTCAGGCCTTTTATACCTGCGAAGTCTTTGTATTCTTGTAATGTTACTAAGTTTGCCATAATTCATAAAAGTGAGGGGATAGGCTCCCCTCAAGCCTCAAAACTTTAGCTATTAACTAGCTTTATAACTTCTGATGTGAACTGATGTAGCTCCATCGATTAAGTCAGTGAAACCAAGTCTTTGTGAAGCCACAAGGACTCTTCTTTGGTTTTCAACATCATAGTCTGATTCGACAGTGACGCCTCTTAATCTTGGCATTACATAGTTTCTTGGGTATACCGCAACAGCGTGTACCTTACTAACTGCAGGTGATGCAAATTCGTCTACTAGAAGAATTCTAGAACCGAACACTTGTCCGATTTCACCTGATAGCTTAGTAGCCATGTCGCCAACTAGGTTAGCGTCTTGGAACTCAGCATCACTTAATAAGTTATAGTACTCTTGTTGGTTAACAATGTACAGTACTTCTGATGGGTTGATACCGTATTTACCCATTTTCTTTCTCATATCTAATAAGGAAGCTGCAGTTAAAGATTCACTTGCAAACGCAGTTGCTGATGCAGTTGCGTGTGTGCCTGAACTGTCATCTTGAGCAGCTAATTGAATTAAGCCGTCAAAAGAACCAGATGAGAACACACCATTAGCAGAGTTATTACCTGCTAAGATTGCATTTTCGATTGCTCTTGCATGAGATCTTACCATTGACTCTCTAATGAGAGGCAAGATTGGCATAATCGCATCTTCTTCTGTCTCGTTACCTATAAAAGATTTTGAGATTAATTTTACGGTAGAAAGTGTTTTTTCTGCCATATCAATACCACCTGCTGAACCAGGATTGTATGCATCACCTCTTTGAGCCAAATTACCATGTGGTGAAGAACCACTAGCAGCTTGGTTTGCGGTAAATTCAGCATAACCTGAATCTGGTAGGATAGGTATTATCATGTTTGCAGAACTCATTGGAATTTCTCTAAATAGAGGTGCTAACACCAATTCATTCTGAATATCTCTTTCAACATTTGTTGATACAACTTGCTCAAAGTCGCCTGAAGAAACTGCAACACCTGACATGTTGTTTGCTTTCTCCATAACACCTTTTGCATAATCTGTACCGAAACCTTTACCTGTCGCTAGTCCTAAAAACTTTGCGTCCATGATATCGTTTTCAAATGCTTTTTTCCAGTCGCCTGTACCAGTTCTGTCTGAGAAAATTCTTTTTGATTCTCTGATATTCATGATTTCTTCAGACTTCTCAGATAACTGAGATTCTAAAGATTTTACAACTTCTTGTAAATCTTCATGCTTATCGTTGACTCTTTTCTCAACATCAGACATTAGCTTTTCAGCACCAGATAAACCTGCTTGTATAACAGATTTTTGTTCTTCCTGCTTTGCTTCTTGAACAGCCTTTTCATTAGCTTCTACTTCCGCTTGTTTTTCAACCGCTTCTGCTTCAGCTTTTTCTTCTGCTGCTTTAAGTTCTGCTTGTTTCATTGCATAAGAAGCTACAGCTTTTTCAGCTGCATCTTTTGCAAATTTCTCAAGGTCGAACTCTGGAGAAGTTTCAGGATTCATTTTTTCTTCTGACATATCAGTCTCCATTTTTTGGGATTTCTCCCCACTTGGCTGCTCAACTTTCACAGCGTCTGCTGAGTCTACTGAGTTAGCCTTTATAAATTGCTTTTTAAATTTATCGTAGTCTTCCATTGTATCGAATGACTTTGCTAAAGAGAACGTTGCTCCCTGGTTACAAGGTATTGATACCACAGACACTTCGAATAATTCAGCGTCCTTTATTTTATATCCGTCAGTTTCAGTCATATAATCTGCGTCCTTGACTTTGAAGCCGACAGAAAACGCTCCAAGGACACCATCTTTTACTAAATCTTTTATGTCACCAGCTGCTTTAGATATTCTTCCTGAAATTTCTAAACCATTTTTAGTGACTTCTAAACCTGTTGCTCTACCGATAGGCCTGTTGTGGTCATGGTTAAAAAGTAAGACAGGATTATTCTTAAAATTTTCCAATCCGCCTTTTGTCCATGCTTCCGACTCAATAATATCGCCTGCTCTATCTAGTGCATTTGTACTTGCAGAACCTTTGATGTCTATTCCGCCATCATCAGTTTCGCCTAAGGTTTTAAAAGTATTAGTCCAGTGGAAAATCTTATTTGGCATTTTTCTTCTCCACTTTTACCTCTTTCTTCGGTGCTACCTTTGGTTTTTCAACCACAGGAGCAACAACAGAAACAGGAAACCTGTTTTTAACCACAGAAAGAACTCTGTTCCAAGAGCCAAAGTATCTTTTTAACAAATAGTCTTTGACAGGAACATCACTTCCGTATGATTTGTATTCAACTAAATCCATGCTTTCTACACCTTTTTCGGCAAAGAAATCGGAAACAGCTTTTATCATCATATTTTTTGTCATATTTATTCTTCCTCTATTGGAGAACTTTCTGTTGGTCGTCCTCCTTCCTCTGGGTTTACTGATGAGCCTGCTAAATTTACAGGAATACGCGGCTTATCAAACCCTTCGATTGGATCTTTACCCATAGCTTCTCTTGCTTCATTCGCACTCATAATTCCTGTATTTACGAGTGTAGCATAATAAGCTGCTTGGTCTCTAAGTTCTGGTTGTAAAGCAGGAATTCCTGTTACATCTTCATTTAGAGAGAATCCAAAAAATCTCTCTAACGCATATCCTAATTTTCTAACTATTGGTAACACAGTCTCTAAATAATATAGTCTATGGTTAGGTCTTATGTTTGCATTATTACCACCATCTAAAAGGATCGGTGGTATTCCCATTGCTTCTAAGATAATCTTCTCATTTGCTTTAATTGATTCTTGAAAGTCTAGTTCTTTAAAATTAACTTTAGTTAAACTATCTACCTCAAGTCCTCCATCAAGTATTAGCGGTCTTCGACCTCCAGTAGTTGGATTATATCTCATACTCCAAGCCTGTAACATTCTTTCTTTAATTTTTTCAGAAAGAGTATTAGGACTTTTAAGTACTAATCCTGGAACTGCTCCATTTTTGAAAAAGTTATCTTGAAACTTTCTCATACTTCCTAGAAGTTGCATTGTTCTAAATGCTGGTTTTAGTCTTGGGACTCCACGATATATGGAGTTAAAACTATTTTCTTTAATATGTATAATCTCACTTACACTATAATCAATGCTATTATCAAATGAATATTTATCTATATAAGTATCATCATCTGAGTAAATTGTTACTTTTTCTGCGGGTAGATGATACAAATGAGCACCATCAAAATATATAAATATATTCCCATCAATTAGTAAGTCAATTATCAGATTTCTTTTAAATGTACTTACATCTTGAAATGGATTAGGTTCTTTATTAAGTAAAGTATCTACCTTAACTCTACGAATATTTTTAATTATATTATTAGTACCTGTTCTTTGGTCTCCAACCGTAAAAGGTATTTCAGCAACATCATCTACTATCATGTTTACTGCTCTATTAACTACTTCTAAATCTTCGTACGCATTTTTATAATTGTTAACGACTTCTCTCGAGTCGATAGTCATACCCTCGTTTCTAGATATGACGTATTGCGAAGGATTTAATTTTTCCTCCGTCTGTCGGTTTATTCCTAAAAATCTATCGTACCATGCCATGTTTTTCTCTTTGTTTCTCGACCCACCTTGCCTGTTTCTCTGCTGTGACTAGTTTGGGTCGCTTTCCGTATATTGAATGTAATCTCAAGTGGTGCTGATGGCAGAGAGTAACTGTTTTATTATAAACTTTATCATGATTCTCAGCAATGAATTCTTCCCGAACATCTAGGATATCTTGTTCAATCTCTATAGTTATGTTCTTCTCACGTAGCCAAGTGTCTAGCAGTTCGGTTAATCCGTAAAAATGGTGAAAATCAAGGTTATTTGTGCTTCCGCATATATAACACTCTTTTTCTTTTTTATAGTGTGATTTAGCTTTATCTCTCACATATTTAACTAAATCTCTCTTAAATTTCATATCTTACTCTTAAAAACAATTATACCAATATATGTACCAAAAGTCAAGAAGTATTTTTGACAGGTGTCTCTAAAACGAGGTGGCTGTGGTTTCAAATGTATACAGTGCATATCGTATAGCATCAGCCATATGCGATGCTCCATCATGTTTCGGTCTCTCTTTCATTAAATTAGGATTTGGATCCCACTGATATTGGTCAAGACACATTATAGCTTCTCTACAGTTTTGATGCACAAATAAATCATCATTATCGACTATTCCTGCTACATGTCCAATTCCATCTAGAACTGACTTTTTAGCATTAACAGTAGTAATGTCATAATTTTGAGCAAAATCAAATCTTGTTTGTTGCGCTGCTGAATCTATATAAATCCAGTCAATATTCCATTTATCAACCAGTTTTCTAATCATTGCAGCATGTTGTTCTGTTGTTCTCTCTGAGTCTAAGTATTCATCTAATAAGTAGTATTTCTTTTCGTCCCAGTCATACCCAATAACACAAAATGCGGTAGGGTCTTTATATCCTACATCAAGTCCTGCGAATACGTCCATCTTACTAGTATCAAAGTTAGATAAATCTGCTAATTGAGTTTCGTGATTAAATGACCATATTTGACCTTCATAAGTATTAAAATCTGCCATATATTCTTGAGCAAATTCAGCTGCAGACATTGTTTTCTTAGCTTCTACAATATCTGACTCAGATACTCTTGGATTCTCATGCCAAGTAGCTTTTACACTTGACCATTCTGGAAACTCTTCACTAAATCCTCTATAGTAAAACTCAGCAAAATAATTATTTCTACCCCTTGGAGTAGATATAAAGATTGCTTTCGAGTTGTCTTTATCTAGTGTAGGTCTTAGTGCTACATTGAAAGCATCTCTGCCATCTACAAGTGCTGCCTCATCAAAGATAATTAAATCATAACTTCTACCAACTACTGAATCAACTTGATTGATTGACCCCATACGAATAGTAGAGTTGTTACTTAGTTCAATAACTTTATCTTTTGCATTGTCACGAATCACTTCTAAATCAAAGTGTTTAATAAGATTTCTTTGTAAATCAAATGATATTTGTGATAGTGAATAATTAGGAGACATAAGGAGTACGTGACTATTAGGTACTAAACAAATAAGTTGTCCTATTATATTTGATATGTAAGTTTTACCTTGCCTACGAGAAATCGCAGCACAAAGAAAACGGTATTTGGGATTGTTAATTGCATTTATAATTGCATTTTGAGAGGTGTTAGGCTCAATGCCTAGTAACTCCATGTAACCTTCAATAGGTAGTTTGATAAACCTATCATCATCAAATTGCATCAAGTAACCAGTCTCGATATCTGCTCTACTTGTTTCTATCAATGTAATGTCTCAGGTGTGAATGGGTTTTCTTCATCATCGAGTAATTGATTCTTCTCGACAATCTTTAGGAGATAAAGGTAAGCACTACATAATTTAGAATAATTAAGTTCTGCTCTCGTTAGTGGAGTGCCTTTTAATTCTTTTTCAGTAAAGCTCATAAGTGCTTTTGTAACTTTTAATGTGGTTTCATCTAACCAGATTTTTCTAGTGTCAACAGTTGGTATTGTCATCTTCTTTTCCTTTTTAATCCTTTAACATGCTTTTGAGACTTGGGTGGTCGTTTAGTACTACCACCTTTACCTGCCCAAAAGACTTTATTTGCCCAAAATGCTGCTGAAGATTTACCTTTTGCAATATTCTTTCGATGTCTTGCTTTAAAACTTCTTCTAGCTTCTGGACTATAATTATGACCCATGCCTTGCGCTCCGAATCTAATTATTTTTACTTTTCCACCCACTCTTACAGCAACAACAGCTTTTTTGGTTGGGTGTTTTGGTGTTCTTTTTGGTTTATTTAAACCATTAAGTCCCGCTTTTTTTAACCTAGCTTTTTCTGCTGCTGTAAGTGCCATTATCTTCTTCTACCAGGAAACCTTGGTCTTTTTGGATTTGTAGTTTTTCCAAACCTTGGTCCAATAGCTTTTGCTGGTGTTGAGTATCTAAAGGCTTCAATGCTGTTTGGATTTTTAGTATTAACTAATGCTCCTGCTGCTGCATTAAGGTCTCTAGTAAGCCCTCTTTTTAGTTTATGTTTAGCTAACTTAGATGTACCATGTACACTAGGTCCGCTTAGAAATCCGCCTTGTCTAGCCATTTTTCTTTCTCCTTAGTGCTCTCTCGTAAACTCCGTGAGAGCTTCCTGGCATGTATCTCTTTGCTTTTCCTCTGCCATGAGAGTGTATGCCTTTTAGTCCTAATTTTCTTGCTCGTTGCCGAGCTTTTGTAGAACTTTTAAATATATCTTTATTTTTGATATATCTTTTATGTTTTGTTTTATTGAGTGCCATTCTTAATATAGTTAGTTATCCTGATTTTGTTGTGCACAGTACTTGGTAACTTTAAAAGTTTCCTAATCTTTCTATTCTCTTCAAGTCTCTCTCTTGTTTTTTCTGATAAATTAGCTAAGAGATGTTCAATGACATGAAGATCTTTGATAAGCTTCTGTCTGTCCATATACTCCTTTTTGAGTTATCTTCTTTTTCTTCTAGTAACTCGTTTCTTTTTTCTACCTCTTTTTGCAAAAGTAGAAACATTAGTTGGTTTGCCCCCAGGATTGCCTGCTTTTCTTTTTCTTCTGACTGCCGACTTAATTTGTGCTTTAGTCATACTTCTGGCTTTACTTGCAGGTACACATTTAGGATAACCACCTTTGCCTTTTCCTCTTGCGGATTTTCTTCCGCAGGGTTGATAACCACCGCCTTTACGAGGCCTGGATATATCTACCCAACCTTCTTTAAACCACTTAGTTAATCCACCACTGTGTCCTGGCATTTATTTTCCTTTCTTTTCAGCTTCAATCAATTTATCTTTGATATCTACAGAACCGTCCCAGTTTTTATCTTTACCTGAGATTATATTCCATAGTTGAAGAAGCTTTTCTTTGATGTAACTCATCGTCTTTTCTTTACTCCCATTCTAAAACGTCCGCCTCGCTTCTTATAAGTTCTTACTAACCACCCATTTGCATATGCGGAAGGGTAGACTTTAAATTTTCTTTTTGCCTGCGCTTTTACTCTAGAGTATAAAGCTGGATTTGTTGGTACTGGTACCTTTTTAGCTTTTCTTTTTCTTGCCATGTTTCTTTCTTAATCCTGCTTTTGCAGACTTGAAGATTGATGCGACAGTTTTCTTGCCCATCACTCTTGCTCGTTGTTCTCCTACAGTTAGTATCTGTATTTTTCTTGCATAACTTTTACGAACTCTTTTAACTTTTCGTACTGTTGCTCTTGCATCTTTTATAGTAGCAAACTTAATTCTGACAGTATCTTTTGGATTTTCGTCAGTATAAAGTCTTCTTCCAGAACCTTTAGGTTTTTTACCTGTTCCTTTTCTTGGATCTTTTTTTCTTCTTTTTACCATAGCCTGATGCGTATATTGCTCTGCCCTGTCTTTCAGCTGCTTTTTTGGATTTGTAAGTCTTTCCAGACTTACCCCATTTATAGCCTCCTTTGACTTTTCTTACGGGCACTACTTACAAGGTCTATTCTTTTTCCGAATAGCTGCTTGAAGTCCTTTGGGTAACTTCTTTTGTTTTGCTGTAAGACAAGGTTTCATTCCTCTCTTCTTACCGTTCATTTTTTTCTTCTTACCTTTTCTGTGCATTGGCATTGCGTAACTCCATTAACCGTTCCCGGTCTTGCTGTATAATTACAGGCTTGGGTGTTTGATTATTAGCTCCCTTGGTGAATGTAGGGTGAGACCATAAATATTCACATTTCTTCTGGCTATCATTTCTATGTGCCACGAATTCATCAATCTCATCTAGAGTTAGGTCATCTACTACATAAACTAGAGCGTCATTCGGTTGTATTTTCCAGTTTATCTCGGTCAGTTTTAAAAGTTCTTTATCAAAAGGAATTATCTGTATTTTACCTTCAAGATAGCTTTTATAACTCCACGGACAAACATGACGTATACTGTGAAAATAGTTAAACCAGTTAGAGTTATCCCCTACTTCTTTTTTTCTTTCCACCTTTCTTTTTCTTTTTACCCATTGGTTTTTTCTTGTGTTTTGCCACCATTTTCTCCTAAGTCCATCGAGGAGGCTCGTCTGGACACTCTACCCATCTTAACTTAGTCTTGAGGGGCATAAAACACCCACATAACTTGCAGGTCTTCCAAAATTTATTAAACTGAGGACACTTTTTACAAATCTCATATCTCTCTTGATATGATAGTTTTTTCCTCATTATTTATAAGTGTTGTTTATTTTTCTTTTTTTAAGCAATTGCTTTTTACGAGCAAGTAACATTTTCTCTCTTGGAGTCATGTGTTCCTCTTGTACATTATGCATTGCACTTCCACCTACTGGTGTTTTACTCTTTTCCATAGTTTCTCTCGTATGCTATTTTTGCACTTTCTTCTTTTTCAAAAGTACATTCTGTATTATTTTTCTTGTCCATAAAGGCATAGCCACCTTTTACTTTATAAATACCTTTTTTAACTTCTTTAACTTTAGGTGATTTATCTATATCTTTCTTTTCGTATTCCATTGTTACTCCTATACTTGGATATTCCACATTGCCAATATTAATATTGCGCCACCCACTATTAAGCTTCCTGACGCTGCAATTAGTATTGATTCAATTCTACCTATAGACTTATCCATATCATCAAAGCGATTAAAACATGTTTTCCATCTTTCCTCACACATAGCTTCATGACTAGACATTCTTTTGTCTAGCGCTGCTATGTCAGCTGTGTTTTTCTGTATGTCTGTGTCCACTTTGTTTTTCCTTATTAGTCTCGTTAGTCCATTTCTAACTATTGTTTAATTATACCAAAAATCGTACCTGAAGTCAAGTACTATTTTTCAATGGTATAGATTTTAACTGGTTCTGATTTGCCCTTGACCGTAACTTCATCTAAGAATTTATAATCATAACCGTCAACTAAACTGTATTCGGATATGATAAGACTAGTATCGTAATTCTTGCAACTAGATTCTAGCCTTGCAGCAAGATTAACACTATCGCCAAGAACACTGTAATCAAACCTATTCGAGCTACCGAAGTTCCCCACCACGCATAACCCGGTGTTGATTCCCGCTCCTGTATTAATTTGATCCAAGCCTTCTTCTCTGAGTCTTTCATTTAGTTCCTCCAATGATTCTCGCATTTCGAGAACCGCTTTGGTTGCATTATCTACTTGATTGTCATCATCAAGTGGTGCACCCCAAAATGCCATGATACAATCTCCCATATACTTGTCGATTGTTCCACCATGTTTTAATATAATTTGTGTTTGGTTGTCAAGGAATCTATTAATAAGTTCAGTGAGTCCTTGAGGATTTTTCTGATATTTTTCTGAAATTGGTGTGAATCCTCGAATATCAGAAAAAAGAAATGTTAGTCGTTTGGTCTCCCCACCCAATCTC